GGCCCCTGAAGCGTTGACCTCAAGCGTCGGCCCATTTGCGGTATTGATGATTACCGTGCTCCCGCTCAAAGTCAGGGGCAGGCCCAATGATTCTGCGGTGTTCGAAGAAGCAATAAGCGCACCCACCGAACCGTTCACGTAGGGGGTAAAGCTGATGCGTCCTGTCGCACCAATCAGTTTTTCGGCAAATGCGCCGTTTGCAACGGTCGCGGTCAGAGTGGTCCCGTCGTATGCCAGCCCGGCCCCCGTAGTCACCACCTTGCTACCATTCAGGTAGGCAACGCCGTTGGCTGTGCCGCCGCTCAGGGTTAGGTTTCCGCTCGCGCTTACCGCACCGTTGACCGCCAGCGTCCCACCTGTTGGCGTAATGCTGTTCAGGCTTGCATTAGCCTCGAACAGATCGCGCAGCACGCTTTTCTGCTTGCCCGCGAAGTTCGAGGTGTTGACCGTCTGTGCAATGCTTTTGGTATCCATGTGTATTTCCTTTGTGTGTGGTGGTCGGACCCAGGCGGGATGCCTGGGCCCGTGTTCCTATCAGCCGTCCAGGTCGTCCGCGCCGCACTCCAGCAGTGCTGCCCAGCCCTGGTTGAGCATCAGGCAGTTGAAGTAGGTCTTGGCGCCGATCCAGCCGCGCTGGCCCAGCGGGTCGCTGCCGTCCTTGGTGCCGGGCGGGATGTACGACACGTCCAGCGCCTTGGCGCCGCGCAGGGCGACTTGGCCCCAGGCGTCCTCGGCGGCCACGATGACGGGATAAACGTCAATGTTGGTGCCGGTGGTGCTGTACAGGCCAGTGCTGGCCACGGCCGCGCCAGAGTCGGCGTAAGCGGCCAGCTCGGGCGACAGGATGAAGCGGAACGACTCGCACGAACCGATTTCCAGCGGGTGCACGACTTGGCGGTTGCCATAGTCGGCCACCTTGGTGAAGCCTTCCAGATCGCGGATGTTGGATTCCAGATCGGTGTGGGCAAACACGAGGTAGCTGGCTTCCACCGAGGAGGTGCCAAACTTCACCGAGCTGTCCAGGATCTTGGTCACCATGTCAGCGTGGTTGCGCTTCAGGTTCTTGGTGATGTTGCGAATCATGCGCAGGCTGATGGACGCGGCCACCGTGCTGCGGTCGGAACCGCCGGCGAAGTAGGCGTTGGTCATGCCCTTGAGGATGCCGTAGCGGACCATCTCGCGCACCAGGCCGATACGCTGGCCGGTCTGCTTCTTCATTTCGCTGGGCACGTCGTCTTCGTACATATCCACCGTCTTGTCGGTCACGGCGTACAGGCACGAATACTGGTTCAGCGCCACGGTCACGTCCACGGCCTGCAGCGTGTCTGCGCTGGGCGTAACACCTTCAGCGGTCAGGTGCGCGTTGGCGAACGTGTCCACGTTGGCGGTGGTGATCCACTGGTTGTCCACGTTGCCGTAGGGCAGCCAGCGGCGGAACGTCACGTTGTCGCCCACGTTGCGCGGGTGCTTCTTGTTCTGGCCGGTCATGCCCAGAACTTCCTTGGGGTCCGCATGGCGCAGGATTTCGCCCTTGAGGCGGTTCACCCGTGCCGGTTGGCTGTTGAAATTTTGGATGCTCATGGAGCTTCTCCTTGAAAAGTTGATTGAGGTTGGACTTGCGAATTACCTTCCTCGGTCGATCAGCGTTTGCCAGTGCGCGAGCTGCCGCCCGCTTCTTTCCACCCGGCCTCCATCTGGTCTTCCTCGGACAGCGCCAGGTCATCGCCCCCGCTGCCACCTGTGCCGCCTGTGGGCACCGTGCCGCGGGCGCGCAGGCGCCGCTGTCTTTCTTGTTCGGTTTGGGTCTTCTGGCTCGCCTGTTCGGCGGCCTTCAGCCCCGCCTTGAGCTTGTCGAGATGGCCGGTGATGATTTCCGAATCCCAGGTGTTCACGAACACGGCTGCGTCTGCCTCGGGCAGCGTCTTCACATAGGCCAGCAACTGGTCATGTTTGGCGCCACCTTTGAAGAACTGCTCCGCGTCCGGGTGAACGCGGCGCACGGCCGTCTTGTGGATTTTCTGGATCTCGGGCATCAACTGCGACTGCATCAGGTTTTGCACCAATGCCGTCACCTGGTCTTCTGACGCACCAGCCGCGCCACCTTGCCCGCCAAGGGCTTCGTTGAGGTCATCGGCAAGGGCTTGGGCATATTCCGGCCCGAACTCCTGCGTCACGCGCTTCAACGTGGTGGCTTCGATCTTCTTGCCCGGCGCCGTTGCCGTGATGCGCTTGATGGTGTCCTGAACGCTGCCAACCTGCCCGTTCAAACGGTCGGCTTGTTGCCGTAGGCCGTCGATCTGGCTGATGGCTTTCAGGGCCTCGCTCAAGCGCGTGGCGGTGTAGCCGGGCACGATCTCAACTTCCTGCTGTGCAGGCGCAGCGGCGCCAGCTTTCGCGGGCTGCTGCGTGGTGGTGGTGCTGGCCGGTTCGTCATCGTCAAACACGTCGTCGGCGTCATCGTGCTGCTGCTCTTTGCGCTGCTTGATGGCCTTGTCCGTGTTCATCGGGTCGGCGCCCTCGGCGCTGCCGTAGCCACTCTCCATTGCCTGCTCTGCGGCCAACTCCTCGGGCGTCGGGGCATCGCTGCCGTCGCCGCCGTTCATGTCGTTGATCAGCGCGTCCAGCGTGCTGTCCGTCACTGCCGTGCCGGTTGCTGCGCCAGCGCCATCATCGCCGTCGTCCAGGAAGTCGTTGACTGTGCTCATGGTTGGTTTTCCAAACTGATACCGCCTCCAGGCATGGCCTGAATGCGAACGCCAGCGACAGTGCTGGCACTCTGAGCCATGGCGTCTTGGGCATGCATGCCCTGTGCGTCAGGCTCCGCCGATTCCAGTCCAACCTCGCGGGTAAGGGCCAGAATTCTTTTTGCCATGGCGATCTCGCCACGGCGCAATGTGGTTTCCTTGATGTCGTCCGAGTGGTCGTTTGCTTCGCGCAGGCGCTGCAGCTCGGACTCCATGGCAGCCATGAACTTGCCCATCGCGGGGCTGCTCATGTCGTGCCGCGTCATGCCGGCCATGGCCAGGGCATCACGCAAGTAGTCGGGTTTTGGTGTGGTCTTCATGCTTCAAACGCCTGCCCGGCCGGCGCGCGGCCAGCGGGCTCTACGGCGGCCTTGGTCATCTCGTGCACGCGGCTCTTGTCGCCTTCCTTGGCGTCGTAGTCGCGGCCACGGTCGGATTCGGCGGCATTGGCCATGCGCGATGCGTCGGCCAGCTGCACCTGCGTGGTTAGTTTCATGGAAAGCTCGGCCAGGCGCGTCTTCAGCGTGTCGGCGCTGATGTTCATGTCCTTGGCGATCTGGGCCAGGCCCTGCTCGTAGGTGGCCTTCAGCTTGCCCTCCTCCAGTTTGAAGGCGGTGCTGTCGTGCTTTTCCTTGTACGCGAGCTCCATCGCCTTGCGCTCGGTCGCGCCCTTCTCGCGCATCTGGGCCACCATGACCGACTCGGGCGGCGGCGGGGGCTGCTGCTTGACCTTCTCGTACTCGGCGTCGGACAGCATGAACCGCTTCGGGTCCAGCCGGTTGGCCTTGGCCAGCTCCTCCACCAGCTTGTCCTTGTCCACGCGCGGGTGGTTCATCAGCAGCGGGGCCAGGTTGTTCAGCGCCTGGTTCTGCAGGTCGCGCTCCACCAGCGCCGTGCTGCCCCGTGCGTCGATCTGGAAGTCGCCCTTGGCCTCCTCGGGCGCATCCGGGTCTTCCAGCAGCCAGTAGTAGTACCGGCGGATGTGCGGCTCGGTGATGTTGTCATCGAACATGCGCGCGATGCGGCGCAGGACCGTGCTCCCGTTGTTGTTCAGGATGGTCATGCCGCCCACGGTGTCGGGCGCGGCGCCTTGCTGGCCTTGCAGCAGCATGGGCAGGCCGGTGGAGTCTTCCGCGAACTTCAGGGCCAGCTGCACCAACTGCTGCAACTCGGCAATGTTGCTCGTGATGTTGGTCGAGCTGATGGCGTCCTGAATCTTGGCCGTCGGCGGCGCGTTCTCGGTCATGCGCAGCAGCATGCGCGGGTTGATCTGCACGCCCCCGCGCGTCGGGCCGCCCACCGGCTTGAACCACGATTCGCGCAAGGCCACCAGCGGGCCGGATGTCCAGGCGGCGTTGTCCATCATGGCGCGTACGGCGCCGTTGAGCATGCGCTGGGGCGTGCGGATCTGGCGGGCCACGCCCTTGCCCCAAATCAGGCCGGACAGGCGCTGCCACGGCATCACGTCATACGGAAACCCGCCGCGCTCGGTCAGGCTGGGCGCGGCCTTGATCACCGTGTCGTTCACCATCGTGACCATGGCCGGGATGCTGGTCAGCTCGTTTGGCAGGTCTTCGGGCGGTACACCGGCGCACTCCAGCAGCTCGCGGTCCAGGTCGATGTAGCAATACCAGATGCCGAACGTGGCGCCCACCTCCACGCGGGCCTCGGCGCCCTCGGGATTGTCGGACCAACTCTTGCCAGGGCCTTCCTTCAGCACCTGAACGATGTTTTCCTTGATGTAGGTCGGGTCTTGGGCCAGCTTGCGCAGGCTGCGGCTGCCAATCTTGTCGTGTTCAAAGGTGAATGACCCGTTCTGCACGCTCTCGCCAGCTGCTGGGTCAGGCCAGAAGTTCTTTGGGTGCACACGCTTGCTGACGGGGACCGTTTCAGTGATCTCCTCCAGCTTTCCGCCGATGCCGTTGGCATTCTTCACGTAGCGGTGGCTCTTGCGCACCATGCTGACCGGGCCCTTGAGGATGCCGGTGCCGAATTTGGCCGCGTCCTCGATGACCTTGCGCACCTCGGCGTGCCACTGGCACTCGATCAGCCAGTCCTCGATGACCTTTGCCGCGGCATCGGCGGCCAGTTCCTCGTCGCTCATGGCGCTGTCGGCCACGCCCATGGGCTGCTTCATCTGAGGCAGCGAATAAGGCGCTGGCGCTTGGTCGCCGGGCATGCCGATGGCAGCAGCGATGCTGGGCTCGAACGCGGGCACCTCTTGGCCGGGTTGGTACACGGCGCCGTCGGGCATCGGGCCGCCGGCCACGGCTCCAGCTGCAGCGGCAATGGCCGTCGGCTTCGTGCCGGCCAGCAGCGTGTTCTGTTGCTGCACCGGCGTGGCCCTGATGCTCCAGGGGCGGTCATCGTTGGGCAGCAGCATGTCGGACACGCGCGCGGCCGCGGCGTCCACATAGGCGCGGGTGATGGGGATGAACACGCTAGAGCGGTTCTCCAGCACGCGGTTGGTGCTGGTCAGCGGGCCACCAGTCGCGCTGATGGGCTTGCCAACGTGGGTTTCACCTTCAGGGTTCGCTCTGTCGATCGACTGGTAGAACTCCTCGTCTTCCTGCCAGTCCTGCTCCACGCCGACCTGCTGACGGTACTCGATGGCCCGCTTGCGCTTCTCGGTCAGGGCTTCGCCAAGGTTCTGTACGCGCTCAAGGTCGGCGCGGCGCTGCTCCTCGGGCGTCATGGGCGCGTCGTCATCAAAGCCGCTGCCGTTCAGGGCGGCGTCATCGTCTTGCAGCACGGGGCCTTCAGTGTTCAGCATGGTCAGTATCCAACATAGGGGTCGAGCACGTCAGCGACTTCCTGCTCTTGGAACATGGGGCGGTCCACCGGCATGGGGCGCATGATCTGGCCCATGGTCATGACCATGTAGCGCAGGGCGTCCATCAGGTGGTCGTTCTGCTTCACCACGGCGCCCTTGTCGTCGCGGCGGTAGATCCGGTACTCGGCCAGGGTGTTCTGGCACGACTTGAAAATCTTGAGGCGGCCGGTGCTCAGGCGCATCCATGTCTCGTAGATGCCCGACTCCACGCCGTTGTTGGCGAACACCAGGTTCAGGCCCTGTCCCTTGTATTGCTGGAACAGCTGCATGCCGTCGATCTGGCTGCGCCCGCGTGCTGCCGGGTCGATGGCGCCGGTCAGCCAGCGGCCGCGCGCCAGAATGGCCTGCGCATGCACTGGCGGCTCGGCCAGGCCGCGATAGTGCTCGCTGTAGGCGTAGAGGATGTCGCTGTCGCGGTCGTAAGCGCCAAAGCTGGCCGCCGTGCGGTTCCAGCCCACGTCCATGCCGTAGCCGCGGTGAAAGTGCGGCGGCAGAAGGAAGTCGTTGATGGTGATGTCTTCTTCCAGCACCGGGTAGATCGCGCCGGCGCCCAGGCTGGGGATGCCCTTCGTGCGCGCGTCCCGCTGGTGCGGGGGCAACTTGGCGAAAAGCTGGTCCTTGGTCTTCTGGTCCAGGTGCGGCACGTCGTCCCAGCCGCACTGCACGATGTAGCGGTTGGCCTCCTCCATCTTCGAGGGGTCCATCAGGTTCTGCACCAGTGGCGTGATGCCCTGCAGCGGCGTGAAGGTCAGCGTGCACAGGCCCTGATGGGTCATCAGGCGCACCAGGCCCTCGGTGTACACGTCCTCGGGGCACTCCTCGTCAGGCCAGAAGCCGTGCAGCTCGAAGCCCTGGAAGATTTCCCGGCCCTGAACGTAGGACCGGAACCAGATTTCGGACTCGCCGCCCGACACATGGGCGATGCGGGCCAGTTCCACGGCTCCGGGCACGTGCGGGCGGCGCACCACGCTCTTGATGTCCATGCCCGGAACCAGCCCGGTGCCGAACTTCTCGGGCTGGTCGGCGCGGGCGCCCAGCAGTTTGACCTGCAGGATGTCCCGGGTGGTTTCGTGCGTGTCGCCCGACACAAGCAGCTTGATCGGATGGTTGAAGCGGTGGCCAACCCACCAGTGCGGGTACTTGCCGGTCAGGTGATACACCCACTCGGTACCGGCGCCCATAGTCTTGCCCACGCGGTTGGCGGCGATGAATCCGCGCTCCTTGTACTTGGCGCCGGCCGCGAAGAACTCCAGGTGCTTCGGGTACAGCTCGCGCCGGTGCGGGCCGGCGTCAGGGAACATCTCCGCCAGCATCCGCATCTTGCTTCGGCGCAGCAGTTCGTCCATCAACTGGTCCAGCTCGGTGCGCTGGCGCAGATCCAGTTTGCCGATGTCGATGGGCAGTTGTTGGGCGGCGGGCGCGAGAATCATGTCAGTGCACCTGTGGGCCAGTCGCGCTGTTGCCAGCGGCGTCGGCCTCCATACCCAGCATGCGGGTGGCCACCATGCCCAAGCCCATGGCATTGGCCTTGGCCAGCAGCGCCTGGTCGGTAACTTCGCGCAGGTCCGGCGTCTTCAGCTCAATCTTCTCGCCGTAGTCGTTCGGGTTGATCTTGCTGGCCTTCCAGCGCAGGTGGTGGGCAAGTTCCTTGGCCTTCTTCAGCTCCAGATCGTCCTTGGCGTCGGCAATGGCGCACTGCGCCTGCTCGTCGTACATCATGGCGGCCTGGCGGCGGGCCTCACGCACGCGCGCGGAACGGGTGGAGTCCGCAGAGAGCCAGTACATCAGTCTGGACTTCGTGACGCCCCACTCCAGTGCGATAGTCGTCAGCATCTTTCCTTCAAGGATTTCAAGGCACAGCTTATCCACAGCGTCAGTAAGCGCTAACTTGTCGGTTATTTCAACCTTGCTGGGAATGGCTTTTTGTCCGTCGGTCATGTCTGAATCAGCGGCCTTTTGCTGCGTTGCGGAACCCGCCCTGCATCTGGCGCTCCTCGTCGTCCATGTCTTCCTCGTCTTCACGGGGCATGCCCATGGCCGGGGCTGTTTCGGTGCTGGTGGCTTCTTTGCCGGGAGCGGCTTCGCCGCCTTCGGCGCCCATCTCCCCTGCCGGGGCTCCGCCCCCCTCGCCTTCCTCAGTCTGGCCCAAGGCGCCCTTGGCAAGCTCCATGGCTTCCTCCAGGTTGGCGGCCGGTACGGCGTCCTGCAGCAGCTCGGGGGGAACCTGGGCGGGGGCGGCCACCATGGCGGTGCCGTCGGGGTTGGTCTGGATGATCAGGACTGCCATGTGGTGCTCCGGTTGGTGTGTGGGTGCCCACTTGGGCTGTAAGCCACAGGATTCGGCGGGATTCTAGATGTTTCTTTTTGTTGGGGCTATGTTTCTTTTGTGAACAGGGGGACAATTCGGGCGTTTTTCAACCACTTTTGAAGGTGAATTCCATGGGTAACGCAATGAATATTCGGGGGATGCCCATTCAGGGCGTGCAGATCCTGCCCGCTGGTGGCGTCATCGTGACCGGGGCCGGGGCCCGGGTTGATGGGCTGAACGTCACCAAGACGTATTACGGGTCTGGCGCCACAACTGCCGGCTCCGGGGCCGCGGTGATCGCCGTGCAGGGCTCCATGGATGGCCTTTCGTGGGACACCATCGGGACCATCACGCTGACGCTGGGTACCACGGTCACGAGCGACAGCTTCACATCCCATGACCGCTACCAGTACCTGCGTGGCAATGTCACGTCCTTGTCTGGCACCAATGCCCGGGTTAGCCTGGCGATGGGGGTCTGATCATGGCAGTTACCACTGACCCGTCCAAGACGGGTATTTCTGAGACTGATGCGCTGGCGCTGACCGGCACGAAGCTGGCGTCTAACGTGGTCAACGCAAGCCTGAACAGCATTACGCCGACAGGTGGGACGCTTGAAATTTTCGGAGTACCTGCTGCGCGTGCAAGCGGTGGCTTCTATGTCAATGAAGACGGGGTAAACACCAAAGTTGTTAGGTTGCGATCTAACTATGCGGGATTGGGGCCAGCTATCCAGGTGGAAAGTGCTGACCCGCTGCTGCTGCTGACCAGCAATACAGAGCGCGCCCGAGTTACTACTGATGGAAACTTTCTAATCGGCACCACGACCAATGACGGCACGAAGTTCCGTGTTGCTGGCGGCAACGTGGCTTTCGGGAATGACCTGACGGTGACGGGCGGGATTGTCACTGGCTCTATCAGTGCTACCGGGACCGTAACAGCACAGGACTTTGAGATTCCTGGCGACAACTTCATTCGGTCCTCCAATGGAGGCGCAGTGGCCTCTGGGTTTTTGCTCAAAGGTTCGACGGGCGAAATCATCCCTTACTTTGGGACTGCGCCATTTGGGTCGTGGACGGGCGCAGGCCTTGCTGTAGGCGGGTACTTTGCTGGCACGGAACAAACCGCCCCCGCAGCCCCAGCAGCCAACGGATACCGCATCTTTGCTCAAGACAACGGCGCAGGCAAAACCCAGCTCATGGTGATCTTTGCCAGTGGTGCAGCGCAGCAAATCGCCATCGAGCCATGACCGACACAGCAGAACAACACACCATGACCCCAGCACAACAACTGCAAAACACCATGACCACTGAAATCGAACAACGCGCCAACGACCTGTTGGCCATCACAAGCCGCCAGCGTGAGAATGGGCTGGACTCAGCAGCCTACCTGTACGCAGACCTCCAGGCAGCGAATCGGCGCATTGCCGTGCTGGAGGCGGAGAAAGCCAAACTCGCCGATGACCTGGCCGCCGCCCGCGCTGCGCCTGTTGTTGGCGACGGCTACGAGGCATAGCAAGCGCCCACTTCACAAAGCCGCCTTCGGGCGGTTTTTTATCGCTTGCGTCTTTGCTAAGGCTTTGCTAATATTGGGGCTCCGGTGCTGTTGCCGGATCTACTGGAGGTTTCATGTCCACTGCTCAAGCCACTTACAAGACCGACGACCCGCGCGCCGTCACGGTCACGCGCAACATGCGCGGCGAACTGTCTGCCGACAATGAGTTTCCCGTGCCAGGCAAGCCCGGGTATCTGCTGCTGATCGGCACCGGCAAGGGCCTGCGGCGCGGCCTGCGCACCTATGCCATGGTGCAAAAGGACGAGGGCAGCGGTTGCCGCAGCTACGTGATGTTTGGCGACTTCCGAAAGACTGTTTCTGAAGACCCCGCTGTGCGCGCCACTGAAAAGGCTGTTGCCGCCCAGCACTCCCGCGCGCTGCAGCAACTGGATGCGCTGATGGCCGAGGCTGCCGCCTTCTACGCGGCCAAGGCCGAAAAGGAGACTGTCTGATGAACACGCTTCACCCACAAGCATTCAAGGCTGCGCAGGCGTTTGGCGCCGGCCTGGTGCCCGTTCCCGAAGAAGACCCGCGCCATGTCCTGCGCGCGTGGATTGGGGCGCGCAACGTCGATGTCACCGAGGATGAGGCTGCTGCGCTGATGGCCCAGGCCGAGGCGCCCCAGTTCCTGCACATGAACCTGCGCGGCCAGCTGCTGCACACAGCGCGCTCCATGTGGGCCTATCGCGCCCTGGCCAAGATGCGCGGGGAATACTGGCCTGCTGATGATGTGACGGGCATCGAGCGGGTTGATGGTGTTACTGCGGCTATGGCTGCGCGGGGGGTGTGAGCATGGAACACACGCAAATAAATATTGAGCACCTGCGCGGCGCAGTTTCAGCTGGTCGCACTCCCGCGCAATGGGAGTTGGACGCCATGGCTGCGGCAATCAAAGTCGTCATGTACGACGAACATTTTCAAGTCGCTTTGCAGCGCTACGCCCACGGCAACGGGTCTTCGCAAGCCATCGCGCAGGCCGCAGTCTCCGCCGTCGCTAAGCACAGCAACAAGGAGGCCAGCCATGGCTGATGTGAAGCATACGCCGACCGATTACAAAGCGTTGGGCCTTAGCTTGCTGGCAAAAGCGCAAGCGCAGGTTTCCGACTCGGAGGCCGCAAGCAATGAGGCATTCGACAACACGTTTCACAAGATCGCCGCCGATGTGTCGCGCGACCGCTGGAACAAGATTTGGAAGATGGCCGCTCAATGGCAGCGCTACTACACGATTCGCACGCACGGCCACGCCCTCAAGAACCAGAGGGATGAACTGCTTGCCGAGGTCGCTGCCCTCAATGCTCAGAAGGATGATCTAGTCAAGGGTCTTGGCAAGTTTGCCGCAATTGATCTTGCGGCACCCGTGGGCGCTATCGCGCATGAAAACTTTGGCTTAGATGTTCTTCACGCCCGCGCTCTGCTCGCAAAGCACGCAGGGAGTGCGTCATGAACGATGTAAAGCGTACGCCCGCAGTGGGCGACGTACTGCGCGACGGCTGGGGCAGCTTTGTCCTTGTTGAAAAGGTTGGCCCCGAAGGCTTGACCGTGCGCAGTTGCGATTCAGAGGGTCGCGTCTGGTGGCCCTTCCCCCGAATCATTCCCCACGATGACGGCGCTGCACGCGCTACGGAAGGCAGCGCAGCAAGCGCACCGAGCTGCGCAGGGGGTGTGAGTCATGGCTGATGTGAAGCATACGCCCTGCCCCAATGCCGAAAACGGCAAACACAAATGGGTTTTCCTCCGGAATACCGGCCAATCAAAGTTGACGTTCGGCCCCAATGGTTCGCGCGGCATTTTCAAGGTTGTTGCTCTGTACGAATGCTCCTGCGGAGCAAAGCGAACGGGCGGCATGAATCACAACGCACCCGGCAACGACCTGCGTGACCACTTTGGCGGCGCTGCACGCGCTACGGAAGGCAGCGTATGAGCAGCGACCACACGACAAAACCCGATTGCTGCGCAGATGAGCATCTGGAGTATCTGGACGACCTTCGC